CTCTACAATTCGGAACTTACAAGGCCCCTTTACAGGGGTCTTTTTTTGTGTTATATTAAATGCACAAATACTATTTGAAGTATGAAAATTTTTCTTGACACAGCAGATGTTGATCTTATAGGAAAGTATTATGGTACTGGATTGATAGATGGTGTCACAACAAATCCAACTCTAATTAAGAAGAGTGGAAAAGATCCAGAGGATGTATATCGTGAACTTGCCTTGATGGGTGTAGATGATATCAGCATGGAGATTGTGACTGATGACTCTTATGAGTTTCTCAAAGAGGGTCGTAGACTCAAAGAGAAATTTGGTGAAATCACAACAATCAAAGTTCCTTGTACACCCGAAGGCTTGAAGGCGTGTAAGCTCCTCTCTAAGGAGGAAATTAGAGTAAACGTGACTTTGATCTTTAGTGCTTCTCAAGCGGTCTTGGCGTCGAAGGCAGGCGCTGCCTACGTCTCGCCTTTCGTAGGTCGAGTTGACGATAATTCTTTTGATGGTTTGAGACTAATCGAAGATATTGCAAACGTTTATGAAACTCAGTCGAGACTATATAATTTTGTTGACACAGAGATTCTATCTGCATCTATAAGGAACGTAGGTAGTGTGAGTAAGTCTTTTGAATATGGTGCAGGGATTGTCACAATGCCTCCATCAGTGTTTGAAAAGATGTATAATCATGTTTTGACAGATAAAGGTTTGGAACTTTTCCAAAAAGATTGGGAAGCAGTAAACGTACTTAAATTTTAAATGATTACACCAAGAGTAAAATTTGAAAAACAATTTGGTGACGGAGTAGACCCTTGGTATGCAAAGGCTGAGAGGTGGGCGAACAAACAAAAGTTCCCCATCTCTTTTCTTGCGTTAGGACTCATAGAGTATCTCAAAAAAGTATGGGTTAATGTTAAAGTTGAAAACACAATGAGAAGTGTTGACGCTGACATTGAAAAGATTCATGAACTCTGGGATGAGGAAGAGACAACACATAGAATGAATGTCATTGCACAAAACGGAAATGATGGATTACATTATTCACAAGAACCTTCCGAAGTGAAGGGACTTGACAACTTTGAAATTCGTAATAATATGTTTGAGGAGGATTAATGAAATTCACTTTATATTCCAAAGAGGGATGTTCCTATTGCAAAAAAGCAGAAAGACTTTTAGAATTGGCAAAAGTTGAGTACAGAGTTTATAAACTTGACACTGACTTTACAAAAGATCAATTCATTGCAGAATTTGGTTATGGTGCCTCATTCCCAAGAATACTTGTGGATGATAAATTGATTGGAGGTTGTTTAGACACCTTTAAATATTTGGACGAAAAGAAATTAGTTTAATGGAAGACATTTACACAATCGTAGATAAAGCAATTGACGTTGCATTTGAAGAACAAAAATTTCATCTGAAGTTTTATGATTTCATGAAGTCCTGTAAAACAACAGGAGTAGGAGCGAAGGAATTTAACCAAAGTTCAACTGCGAAAGAGTTGATTGATTTGGTTGATGACCTAAGTAAATACATCAAAGGTGGAAAAGATGGTGAACATCAAATCCTAAGAGAGGCGTATGGTCATCTTGGAAAACCAAAAGCAAGAAAGATTAAAGATTACTTCAATGTAATCTTGGAAGACGCTAAGAGATACGAAAAGGAAAGAAGAAGAGGGAGACGTAAAATTACAACTAAATAAATCAAGTACAAGAGGTAATGTGTTAACACTCGCTCTAACTCTCGGCACTTTAATATCAGTGCTTTTTCTCTTTGTTGGTGGTATAATAGGATGGTTATACAAACAACATCAACAAAGAAATGATATCTCTGAGATGCATCCTGAGATGTATGACCTCAAAGGTAACGTTATTCCAGATGAAATCATTGCCTTTCGATTTGAAAACTTAAACTTTGATAGTGAAATTGACGACGAATTATGACTACTACACATCCCACGTTGGGAGAAGCTAGATTACCAAGAAATCCTCTTTTAAGTGAGGTATTGGGATTAGTATCAAAACAGAAAACAAAAGCGAAAAAGATTCAAACACTTAAACAGTATGAATCTTTACATCTTAAGTCTGTTTTGATTTGGAACTTTGATGAATCTGTGCAGTCTATGCTTCCAGATGGTGATGTTCCTTTCAATAAGAATGAAGCGCCTGCTGGAACCGAACACTTACACCTTGCATATGAATGGAAAAAGTTGTATAATTTTGTTAAAGGTGGGAATGATACACTTCGACCTATGAAAAGAGAACAACTCTTTATGCAACTTTTAGAGGGTCTTCATCCAGATGAAGCAGAAATTGTTTGTTTGGTAAAAGACAAAAACCTAAAGAAGAAATATAAGTTGACTCGTGCCATAGTTGAAGAGGCATTCCCCGATATACAATGGGGTAATCGAAGTTAGTATGGCGAAAACAAAAACCAGAGATGAGGTGATGGCGGAAGCTTACTGGACACCAAAAGAAAAAGAAGATTTGAGTAGTAAATACTCAACGAGTCTTGTCAAAGAGAACTGCAACAGTGAGGAACTCAAAGATAAGTCTCTACCTTCTGATGCCTATATCGTGACATATAAAGTTGATGATGCAGTTCGTAATGATCTTGTTAGATGTCATGCTAAGGTAAACATATTTGATATGTACTACGATAAATTTGGAGCGGGTTCTATCGTGAGTATTGAATATGGGCCTGGAATTGCAAGTCCGAAGACATGGGGTTTACCAGTGGCAAGTAAACCTAAGAAAAGAGTGAGGAGAAACTCATGAGTGATAATCTTCGCAATCAAATTAATGATATCATTGAGGGAGAAATTCAACTTGGAATCAACGAATTTTTGGAAGAGAAACAAAGAAAAGAAAGTGATCAAGGATTGGGTTTTGTCACTTCAGAAGAAGCAAAGAAACTTAAAGTCAAAGTCTTCAAAGACGAAGTTGACAAAATCATGAAACAATATAAGAAGATCAAGAAGAAAGAGAAGTCAAATATATCTCAAGTCAAGAAATTAGGACTAGTCGATAAACATGGGAGGCCTCTCTAATGAATAGAGATAAGTTAAAGGTCATGATTAAGGACTTGAAAAATGTTGTAAATGCGTTAGAATCAGAAATATACTCTGATACAGATGCGTACAAACTAAATCTAAATTATGAAGAGATTGTTAACCAAATTGCAGATTATGATGAAGTCTTTGAGGATGATGACGGGTAACAGTGATGACCCCCGTTACTCAGAAGAGAAGTTGTTACTAAGAGCAGCTTGTTTTCGATGCCTTACACACCACTTAGAAGAACACACAAGAGCTGTCTATGAATTCGCCACCATATGGTGCGATGAAAATGACAACGTGGGTGGTATCGAACAAGGCTTTCAAGATTATCTCAGGTCATATGCCGAGAAGGCTTTTTCTAAGAGTTAATCTAAATAATATTACAAAACGTAAAACTTATGCCCACATACCCTGTTATTAACAAAGAAACTGGCGAGAAGAAAGAATTATCAATGACTATGGTTGAGTATTCTAACTGGAGAGATGATAACCCAGATTGGGATAAAGATTGGAATGCTGGAGTTGCTGGCCTTGGAGAGGTTGGTGAATGGAAAGACAAACTAATCACAAAGAATCCTAGTTGGAATGATGTTCTACACAAGGCATCTAAATCTCCTGGCTCAAGAGTTACTAAGATTAATAAGTAATGGCAAGAAAAAAAGATTCTCCTATCGGTGTAGGAATGACGGCTAAACAGATGAAAAGAAAAAGACCTATCAACGCCGATCTTTTAAACAAGATTGAGCCTATTACAGATAACCAAAAGATACTCTTTGAAAATTACAAAGAGGGCAAAAATATTTTCGCCTATGGTGCTGCTGGAACAGGTAAAACTTTCGTTGCGTTATATCTTGCATTGAAAGATATTCTTGATCCACATACTCCTTACAATCAACTTTATATTGTAAGATCTCTTGTATCAACCAGAGAGATTGGATTCTTACCTGGCGATCATGAGGACAAGTCTTTCTTATATCAGATACCATACAAGAACATGGTGAAGTATATGTTTCAAATGCCTACTGATGCAGACTTTGAAATGTTATATGGTAATCTAAAACAACAGGACACTATCAAGTTCTGGAGTACATCATTTATTCGTGGAACAACGATTGACCAAGCGATTGTGTTAGTTGATGAGTCACAAAACTTGAATTTTCATGAATTAGATAGTATAATAACAAGAGTAGGAGAGGATGCTAAAATCATGTTCTGTGGTGATGCAAGTCAAACAGACTTACAGAAAACCAACGAGAAGAATGGCATTCTTGACTTCATGAAGATAATCGAACAAATGCCTGAGAACTTTGCAATGATTGAATTTGATGTCAATGATATTGTTCGTTCTGGTCTTGTGAGAGAATATCTTGTTCGTAAAATGGCTATGGGATTTTAATGTTTATTGTTGAGAATCACTTAGGTGATTTAGAGTTAGAGAAAAAAGAGACCGACGGACTTCGCCTATATAAGTTACCCAGCAATGAATGGGTTCCTTCTATCACCTCTGTTACAAGTTTCTATAATAGAGAGGTGTTTCGTCAATGGAGAAAGAGAGTCGGGAATGAAGAAGCAGATCGTGTCACAAAAGAGGCAACTCGACGTGGTACGGACTTTCATGAAGCTGCACAAGCCTATCTTGAGAACAAAGAGTTAGATTGGAATGACTACCAACCACTGACTCAGTTTATGTTTCACAGTGCTAAGTCTAGTCTGGACAAGATAGGAAAGATACACGCAATAGAACGCACACTTTATTCTGAATACCTTGGTCTGGCAGGAAGAGTCGATTGTATCGCCGAATATGAGGGCGGACTCGCTGTTATTGATTTTAAGACCTCGAAGAAGATTAAACCAGAAGAATGGATTGAACAATACTTTGTTCAAGAGGTTGCATATGCCTGTATGTATTATGAACTGACTGGAATTCCTATCCAAAAACTTATCACAATTATGGTCACACCAAATGGTGAGGTCAAAGTTTATGATAAAAGAAACAAAGGTGACTACATTAAATTACTTGTGAAATATGTCAAAAACTTTATCGAAAACCGAATGGTGGTTAATGGGTGACATCAACAAAGCTCTTAAAGAAAAGTTTCTCTGTTCAGCGCAATTTGCACAGGACATAGAGGCTATTGTCAAGAATGACAATCTAGGTTATATTGATGCTATCGTACATTATTGTGAACAAAATGCCATTGACGTTGAATCCGTGCCGAAACTCATTTCAAAACCACTTAAGGAGAAGTTGAAATGGGAAGCGACAGAGCTCAACTATTTAAAACGTACAACAAGAGCAAAACTGCCCTTATGACTGGTTTTGATTGCTACAGAACTTATCTAGCATTCAAGAATCATTTTACGAAAGATAACTTTGATTATTTTAAGTATGGTGGAAAGACAAACGCAACCACCACATCATTTAATAAAAGAAAGGACAAATATTTTTTTGAAAAGATGTCTCGTCAAAAGAAAGACGAGGATATTGTAGATTACTTTACTGCTATATTCTCTCAATGTGATGACCCACAAAGAATGTGGATTGGAGAGATCATAGAAACTGGTGAGAACAAATATAACGATTGGAAAAAAAAGATACAAAGTTTGAATTATCTTTTTAAACAAGAGATGATACAGATTTGTAGTGACAGAGATTTTAACTTTTTATTTGAATGTAAGAACGGCAAACATCCGATTATTATCAAAGAACATTTAAAGAAAAATATTACAACGGAAACATTAGTGATACTCGATGGTATGCTCGGATACAAAAAAGATTTTGATGATAAGTTAGATGACTTTGTATGGAAAACCGTCAGTATGAAACTTGACAAATACAAACCTTTTTTGTTAAATAATATTAATCTTAAAAAGTACAAACAAACACTAAAGGAGATCGTTGTTAAATGAACTTTGATTCTAGTAGCGAATTTTTTGATTCAGAGATGGTTCAAGCCAGTCTTGAAGATATCAAAGAACTTCAAGACTTAATCAGTAGTAGCATTATTGACACAGCTTTTGCTCCTATTACAGGATACGAGGAAGATGAGTCAGAACAACTTGATATGATTGAAGAGTTATTAGAGAAACAGAAACTCATGTACTTCAGATGTAAACTTTCAAAAGATGAAGATGCAATGTTGGTTGCTGAGAATATGAGAGAGTCACTTAGACAAATGGGTATGCCTAGAGGTGCAACTGTAGAACAAATGTTTGATAATTTAAAGAAGACAATAAGGAATTTAAGAGACACGCTTGACAATAAATAATAGTGTGTTATATTAATAATGTAAGGACGCTTACGTTGGGAGTGACTGAATAAACTTACTGGCATATAGCTGGTTAAGGTGATGAGACACAGGTGGTGCTGCACCGAGAGGTGAATCGACTTACCAGTCGGGTCTCAGGCAAAAACGTATTTACTCTGTAGTAATGCCCGTTTTTTGTTGGTACACAGGAATCCAACCTCCCTCTTTTTTGACCTAAGATGCAACTCGAAAG